GGTCGAAACGAGCGCGAAATCGGACTGTTTCATGGTTTTGCTAAGGGGGTTAAGTGAAGGCAGCTGAGGCATTGGATCGACAGGGTTCGCAGGCTGAGCTGGCCGAAGTCATTGGCGTGAGTGAAGCCAGGGTGAGTCAGCTTGTGTCCGACTGCATTGTTGAGCGCGGGCAGACCCTGCACATGCAGGTGCGCCAGTATTGTGGCTGGCTGCGCGAGGTAGCGGCTGGCCGCCAGTCAGAGGAACTTGGTGGGCTGGACCTGGTACAAGAGCGCGCAGCCCTGGCGCGTGAACAACGCATGGGCATCGAGATTAAAAACGCTGTCGCCCGCAGCGAGTACGCGCCGATCGCGATGCTGGCCGAGGTGCTGGCCACGGCCAGTCAGTCGGTGGTCGAGCGGTTTGACCAGCTGCCCGCTGCCCTACGCAAAACCTGCCCCGACTTGCCAGAGGCTGCGCGTGATCAGGTCATGAGCCTGCTGGCCAACGCCCGCAATGAGTGGGTGAGGGCGACGGCTGAGCTGGTCAGCAAGACCATGACGCCAGCCGAGGCCGAGCCAGACTTGATTGAGGTTGACGAATGAGCCGCGCCCCGTCCGAAACTCTGCGCGCTGTGCTGTCAGCGGTCACGGCCGGCTTGTCGCCGCTGCAGGCCGTGGCGCCGCAGCGGCTGAGCCAGTGGGCTGAAGAAAACTTCTTCTTGTCGGCCGAGTCCAGCCACACGCAAGGGCGATGGACTGCTTACCCGTTCCAGATCGGGTGGATGGATGCTTTCAGCAATGACGACATCAAGGAGGTGACGGTACGCAAGGCCAAGCGGGTCGGGTACACCAAGACGCTGCTGGCCTTTATGGCCTACAACGCGGTGCACCGCCGCCGCAAGCAAGCGCTGTGGCAGCCGACCGACGATGACCGCGACAGCTTTGTCAAGTCCGAGGTGGACCCGATGCTGCGCGATGTGGACGCCATCAAACCGGTGCTGCTGTCGGGCAAAGAAGACACCATGAAGCTCAAGTCGTTCTTGGGCTCGGTGCTGCACATCCTGGGCGGCAAGGCCGCGCGGGCTTACCGGCGTATCACCGTAGCCGTGTCCATGCTGGACGAGGTCGATGGCTTTGACCAAAAGATCGAAAAGTCATCAGACCCTATCACCCTGGCCCGTGGCCGCTTGGAGGGCGCTCCGTTCCCCAAGCTGATCGCGGGCAGTACGCCCCGAGTCAAGGGCTTGAGCCATATCGAATACCGCGAAGAGCATGCCGACGCGCGCATGACCTACCACGTCACATGCCCGCACTGCACGGCTGAACACCCGCTGCTGTGGGGTGGCTCCAAAGTAGCGCATGGATTCAAGTGGGACGGCGCGGATTCGGTCACCGTGCGCCATGTGTGCCCGCACTGCCACGGTGCCATCACTCAGGCCGACTACCTGCGCATCTGGCAAGACGGCGCGGCCTGGGTGAGCGAGTGCGGCGAGTACCGCTATGGACATGACGCCGTATGGACCAACGCCCAGGGCGACAAGCGCAGCGCCCCGCGTCATGTGGCCTACCACATCTGGACCGCCTACAGCCCGCAGCGCGAATGGTCTGACATCGTGCGCGAATTTTTAGAAGCCAGCACCAAAGGCAAAGCAGGCGAGACCGGCCCACTAGAAGGTTTCATCAACGAAACACTGGGCGAGTGCTGGGAAGAAACACTTGAAAAAGCCGATGAAAATGCCCTGGCCCGCCGTGCCGAAGACTACCGCCGCTTCACAGTGCCCTTTGGCGGCCTGGTGTTGGTCACCGGCTGCGACGTGCAAGACAATCGATTTGAACTGGTCACCTGGGCCATTGGGCGCGGCGAAGAAATGTGGGCGGTGGACTACACCGTCATCCCAGCCAACCCCGCCGACGAACGCGAGTGGGACAAGCTCGACGCCTACCGTGAAACCATTTTCACGCATACCAATGGCCGCGGCATGCGCATCGAGGCCATGGCTGTGGATACGGGTGGCCACTTCACGCACCAGGCCTACAACTATTGTCGCTTGCGTGAACGCATGCGCGTATTTGCCGTACGTGGTGACCCGCAGCCCAGCAAAATGGTCAAAGGCAAAGCCACCATTCAAGACGTCAACTGGCGCGGGCAAGTGCTCAAGCGCGGCGTGCGCCTGTGGTACGTGGGCACCGACACCGCCAAAGACCTTATCTATGGCCGCTTGATGGTCTCTCAGCCCGGCGCGGGTTTTGTGCACTTCAGCAAAGACCTGTCGCCTGAATTTTTTGTGCAAATTACCGCCGAAAGCCGCGTGCCCCAAAAAACCAGCCGCGGCATTGAGTACAAGTGGGTCAACACCAAGCGGGCCCGCAACGAGGTGCTTGACTGCACCGTTTACGCCATCTTTTGCACCCACGTTTTGGGACTGCACGCCTACACCAGCGCTATGTGGGAAAAGCTGGCCGAGGCCGTCGAGCCCAAAACAGCTGACCTGTTTGCGCAGCCCCAACCCGCGCCGCTGGTCAACACAATTTCAACCACTTCAACCAACCCCGCCCAGGCTGCGCAAAACCCAATGCGCAGACCGTCACGCACATCAGGACCAGCCCGAACATGGTGAAAACATACACACCCAAAACACCCGATTTGATCGATGGCGAGCCGCCTTTTGTGCCCGCTGACAATGATCTGATCGATGACGTGCTGCGCCGAGTCATCGAGATGGCGCCCGCCTTCAACGCCGCGCTGGCCGCTCAAATCAGCAAGCAGGTGCGCCACGATTGGGCTGGCGACACCGTGAAGGTCTGTTACGTGGCCCACCAAACCAAAACCATGCGCAGCCAAAGAAACGAAGCGATCAAGCGCGACTGGCAACGTGGTGAGCGCCTGGCACTGCTGGAGCGTCGCTATGAGCTATCCGAACGGCGCATCCGGCAAATCCTTTTTGGCTGAAAAATTGAAACGCCTGGACTGAAAATTTCACACCCGCATGGGCAAGATGACTTCATTTTTAAGGGTCCGCGCCCGTGACAGCTTTTACAGCCACCACCGAACCAAGCTCCATCATTGCTGGCGACACTGCCAAATGGCTCAAAACGCTGACCGACTACCCGGCCAGCACGGGCTGGTCTTTGGCTTACATGCTGGTCAATGCTGGTAGCCGCTACAACTTCAGCGGCGCTATGCAGTCCGATAGCTATTTGGTCACTGTTGCAGCCACCGTCACCGCCACATGGGCGGCTGGCACCTACGCCTGGCGCGCGCAAGTCAGCAAGTCGGGCGAGGTCTACACCGTGGGCAGCGGCAACATTGAGATCAAAGCCTCATTCGCCAGCGCCATCGACACGCGCAGCACCGCCAAGATCATGCTTGACAATGTGAATGCAGCGCTGACCAAGACCGCCAGCGAAAACGTCATGCGCTACATGATCGCTGGCCGAGAATTGTTTCATTACGGCATTCCAGAACTGCTGCAGCTGCGCGACCGCCTCACCGCCGAAGTCGCCCGCGAAAACATCGCCACCAGCATCGCCAATGGCCAGGGCAACCCCGGTCGCATCCAGGTCAGGCAATAAAAATGGCATCCATCATCACTCTGGCCAAAAACTGGCTCAGCCAAAAAGCCGCTCCAGCGCTGAGCATGCGCCGGTTTCAGGCCGCCCGCATTGACAACAGCACCAGCCAATGGCTAGCCACCGCCAACAGCATCAATCAAGAGCTGCGTTATGACCTGGACTTGCTTCGTCGACGCGCCCGCGAGCTGGTCAACAACAACGACTACGCCGCCAAGTTTGCGGGCATGGTCAAAGACAACATCATCGGCCACAGCGGCATTCGGCTGCAGATGCGCGTGGAAGACAAGCCCGGCCAGCCCGACAACATGGCCAACGACGCCATCGAGGCCGCATGGGTGGAGTGGGCTCAGGTCTGCGACATCACGGGCCACATGAGCTTCACGGAGCTGTGCTCGCACCTGGTCAGCAGCCTGCCAGCCGACGGCGAATTTTTGGTGCGCATCGTCAAAGGCGCAGAGGCCGGTAACCGCTTTGGCTTTGCGCTGCAGGTCATCGATGTAGACCGGATCGACACCACCATGAGCGGCAGTGTAGGCGGCAACACCGTCATCATGGGCGTGGAAGTCAACGCCTACCGCAAACCAGTAGCCCTGCATGTGTTTGAGGCCCACCCCAATGACGGCGAGCGCTCCAGCCGCCGCCGCGTCCGCGTCAGTCTTGACGACACACTGCACCGCTTCAAAATCACCCGGCCAGAACAAATGCGCGGCATCCCATGGATGGCGCCCGGCATGCTCAGCCTGCACCACCTGGGCGGCTTCAAACTCAGCGCGCTGCTGGCCGCTGAACATGGCGCAAACCACTACGGATTTTTTACCACGCCAGATGGCGCGGCGCCCGCCATTGGTACTGAAGTCAACAACGGGCAAAACATCACTGTCAGTCAGCCGGGCACCTTTGACACTTTGCCGATCGGCACAACCTTTCAGGCCTATGACAGCAAGTACCCAGAGCAAAACTTTGGGCCCTTCGTCAAAACCACCTTGCAGCGCATTGCTACCGGGTGGCGTGTTGCCTATCACTCGCTGGCCAACGACCTGGAGGGTGTGAGCTTTTCAAGCATCCGCAGCGGCACGCTGGAAGAGCGCGACCGCTGGATGGCCGACCAAGAGTGGTTTATCAGCGTGTTTGTGGAGCCTGTTTTCAAACAATGGCTGCAATTCAGCCTGTTGTCGGGTGCCATCACCATGCCCAATGGCTCGGCCTTGCCCGCTGCCAAGATCGCCAAATTCAGCAAGCATGAATGGCAACCCCGCCGCTGGGAGTGGGTGGACCCGCAAGCCGACATGAACGCCAAGATTTTGGCCGTCAAAGCGGGCATCATGGCGCCGCAAGACCTGAGCGCCTCCATGGGCTTGGACTTTGAAGACACCATCAAAGCCATCGGCCAAGCGCAAAAGCTGGCCAAGCTGTACGACGTGCAGCTCACCGCCTACGACGGCGCACCAGGCGCACAAACGGCGGCCAATACAGGCGCGCAGCCAGCCGCCACACCCGCGGCCAAAAGTATGGACGACCATCGCGCACTCGAACACGCATCCCTTTTGTCAGCCATCGACAGCTTGAGCCAACGCATCGGCACGCAGCCACCCATCCACATCCACACACCCGACGTGCGCACCGATGTGCATAACCACGTATCAACACCACCCGCCACCGTGCAAGTGCGAAACGAAGTCAACGTTCCCGAGACCACCGTCACCGTCGAAGCCATCATGCCCGAGCAGCGCAGCGCCGCGCCCGTGGTCAACGTCACCAACCAGGTGCAGCCATCCAAGGTGACCGTGATCGACAACCACCCCAAACGTGCAGTGCAAAAAGTCGAGCGCGACAAGAACGACGAGATTGTGCAGACCGTCACCATCTTTGAGCGGTGACCCAATGACCGGCATCAAACATCTACTGGCAAACGCCTTTGGCCGCTGTTCCAAGCAAGTGTGGCGGGCCTTCTTTGTGGCCGTGCCGGCTCGGTTGTTTGGCGTGATCACGATCCCGCTGGTGGGCATGGTCAGTGGTGCCTACCAAGTGCAGGCCACTGGTCCTTTGCTCAAGGCCGTGGCCATCTACGCCGCCCTGGGCTTTGCCTGGGCGCTGATCATTGAATTCAAGTGGCCCGAAATTCGCAATTTTTTCATGGAAGTACCAAATGAAAATAGCCCTTCGGCGTGACGCCGCCAAAGACGCCACCGCTATCCAGCGGCTGTTTTGCACTCTGATCAAGGTTCGCCTGGTCAGCCAGTTCTGTCATGGTGGCATCGTCATTGACGGTGCGCTGTACCACATCACCGGCAGCCACGGCGCTCAAGTGCTTCAGCCTGGAAACTGGACGCCTGAGAGCTGGCTGCTCTTTGAAGTTGGCGGTGACGATGGCAAAGCCATCGAGCTGTTCAATGATTTACGTGAAGCACCTCTGGGCTTGTTTCAACGCGCCATCTACAAGCTGACAAAGGGCTATGACTGGTTCAGCCTTCTGGCCTTTGTTGGCCCCATGGTTCGCGTCAGTTGGCTCCAATACTGCTTTGAGCTTTGCTGGCTCATGAGTCGGGGCAGTTCGCCCACCTTCCGCGTCACGCCAGAAATGTTGATCATGGAGGCTCACGATGGCTGAGCCGGTTTCCATCGCGGGGTCGAGCGTCATCGCTACCATCACGGCGGTGTTTTTGCAGACCAGTGGCATTGACCTGCCGCCGGTGCTGTGGGCAGCCATTGGGGCCAGCTTTATGCAGGGTCACAACCAAGAGCAAATCTCACGTATGCGCGTGGCTGTGCACATTGTTTTGTCGGGCTTGCTCGGTGGGTTGCTGGGCACGGTGTTTGTCAAGATCATGCCCGCGTTTTCGGGGGTCGATTCACGCCACCTCACGCTGCTGGCCAGCGCGGTATGCGGCTTTGGCTCGCAACCGCTGATGCACCGCCTGCTGGCCAAATTGAGCGCAGGCATCGACGGAGGAAGGCCATGATAGAGATTGCTTTCGGTCTTGTTCGTGACACGGCCTTTGTGGCGGCGCTGTACGTCATGGGTGCCTGCCTTTGCAGGCTGCGTTTGCCTGGCATCGCCACCCGTTGGGTGGCGCTTTACACCGCTGTGTTTGCCAGCGCCTGCTGGTATGTGTATGCCCTGATTTACGAGGCCGTGAATGGCCGCGACGTGCTCACGATAGTCATGGTGGCCGGCTACATCTTGATGACCCAGCCGAGCTGGTCTAAGGGTGTACCCGAAGTTGCGCGAAGGGCTGGATAAATGGCCGTTACTTACGCATCTAACGTATTTACCGTCACGGTCAACACATCCACCGCTGGCACAGGCGCCATCACAAGCGCACCCACCACAGTCAAACTTGGCGCGGGCACTTTTGGTGCAGCGGCAATCACAGGCACGGGCACAACATTTACCACGCAATTGCGCCCTGGGTCGATTATTGTTGTCAGCGGTATTTCGTTGCTAATTCACAGCATTCAAAGCAACCTTGGTTGCATTGCTTTTAAAAAGGACAACGCCGATTCCACTTACACGCTTGCAACTGCGACCGCATTTACATTTCAAGAGCCTACTGTGTGGAGTGACATGCTTACTGCGGTGGCTGGGCAGGCCGCAACAATTGCACAGGGCAATGTAACCAGCATCAACTTTGTAACGGCCAGCGTTACGATTAACTCCAACGCCGTATTCATGCTGGACGATTTCAGCACCCTGACATTCGGCACTACCGCTGGTTATCGGGTGAACAATAACGATGGTTTTTTGGTGTTCCGAAACGGCGGCGCGATGACCTACACCGGCAACGTGCAGTACTCGTTTTTCAATGGTTTTTTAAACGTCTGGAACGGCGAGCTTGTTTACACATGTAACTCACCTGGCGGTGCAGTTCGTCAGGACTTTTTTGCGCCTAGTACAAAATCAAACGGAATGTCTGCTTTGGCTCTTGTTTATGCTGGGGGCACAGCCTCTGCAAACGCTTGGTTCACGCACTTGGAGCCACTGGCCGGAAAATTTGGATCACTGAGATTTTCTAACGAAACTCGCGTTCTTGCGATTGGTGCAAATGCAGGCATTAACGCGCAGTTCGGTAATGGCACTTATGCCAACGTAGCATTGCCCTCCAAGCAAAGCAGTTTCGGTATTGCGCAGAACGTTTATATTTATCTTGCCCGTAGCGGGGGGCAAACGGTCTTAACTAATCCAGTTTTGCCAGGATCAACACTTACTATTACTGGCGACGGTGTCGGTTCGGGAGGGACTGCTAGTCTGGTTGATGAGACTTGGAAAGATTTGGCAGCGGGCACCGTGGGCACGATCAGCAGAGACTCGGTGTACCCCGGCTCGACGGTTGTGACGCGAATATTTACCTACTTCCCTGGCACGTTTTACAACGCAAGTAATCCGGTTTATTTACGCATAGCTAACGCAAGCGGGACGACTGCAATTAATGGCGCAGTGACAAGCGCGGCGGGAATTTTGTTGGCTTGGCAAACATTTGCAGCCGGAACTAATGTGACAACAAATTTTGGGCCGTTCAGTTTGACAGCCCGGCGAAAAGACATTGCAGAAATTACACAAACGTTTACGCCGACAGCACCGATTACGTACATCAACCCGCTTGTAACTGATTCCTATTACACAAGTGATGCCAGCTCGCAAACTGGCATAACAATCAATGGCTCGACCAAAATAATTGATGTAGGAACTGCGCTTAATGCTGACCGGCTTTACGACTATTTAAAATACTTTCTAACGCAAAATCTTGCGACACCAAATTTCTTGTCGCCGACAGGGAAAGAATTGGAATTGCTGTCAACTTGGACGGCAACACAAGTCAACAATTTGACAGCGGCAACAAAACTTACCAGCGCCAATGCAAGTACGGCATTTACGGCATCAGGAGCGCTTTCAACTCTTAGAATCACTGGCAACGTCACCCAGGCCACACCCACCAATCTGACCAACGTGTCGATCACCGGCAGCCTCAGTTATAACTCCAATACGGCGATCACAGTCACCTTCACCAGCCCCTCGCAAGTGGTGGGCGGCACGATCAGCAATTCAGGCACAGGCTTGGTCACGGCGCTCCTGGCAGGCGGCGCAACGGTCGGCACTGTGGGTAGCAATGTCACGACACAGATCGTCACGGCGCTGAACCTCACAGGATTGACGGCAGGCTCGCAAATTTACGTCAGCAATGGCGTAGGCAGTCAAGTTGCTTATGTTGCATCCAGCGGCACCACCTACACCTTGGACACCACCGGCGGCACGGGCACTTGGAGGGTGAAGGTTGCGCAGTACGGCTTCACGTCGAAGAGCTTTACCTTTACGCCCGCCACTTCCGACTTGTCGGTCTCGGTCTCTTTGATCGCAGACGCATTTATCACGCAAGCCACCAAGGCCACCGTGGCGGCCTACACCACCTTGCAAAACCCCGACCGTATCTATGACTATGCAGCGTACTTCGAGACGACCAATTCGGGCATCCCGCTGGCCCGTATCGCGGCCAAGCAGGGCACCAACGTGAGCCTGGGCGCGTATGACGTCACCATGACCGCTGCAACAGCTTTTGACGTCACCGGCAACATGGTGACCCTGCCCAGCACAGCGGCTTTTGTGGGCGGCGTCACAATGACGGGCGGCCTGACCACATCGGGCAACGTCACCCTGAACGCCCAGGCCACGGCTGCGGGCACGTATGCGCCGATCAGCGCAAACAACATTGCCCTGAGCGGCTTGCCCAACTACCAAACCCTGAGCGCCATCACGGCCGTCACCGGCCTGCCCAGCACGGGCACTGTGTCCGCTGCGGGCTCTTTGGGCTTGGGCACGTCAAGCACCCTCACGGCCACGGGTGACATTGCTTTGAGCGGCACGTCCCTCAGTGGCGCTTTGGCAGTCAGCAAGGCCACCGAGGCGGTGGTGACGTTGACCGACTGCACCGGCGCATTCACCCTCACCAAGGGCGGGGTGGGCGCTGTGAAAGCCGTTGTGTCGGGCGTCACCCAGCGGCCTATCTTGCCTGCCACGTTGCCCACCGGCGTCAGTTTGTTTGCGCTTTGCAGCGTGGCAAGGTTTGGTGGTGGCGCATTCAACCTGGTGGCCCGTGCGGGCACCACGGGCGCGTTTACCGACTTTGGCTACAGCACGGGCATTACATCCAAAAACCTGATCGTCGAGTTTGGCCAACCGGTCGAGCTGGCCATGTGGACGCTGGGTTATTTGACCTACGTGCGCACCTTAAGCACCAGCGCGGGCGGTTTTGCCATTCAAGCGGACATGGTGACCGAGCCCGATGTGGACACCGCGCTGGATGTGTCGGGCTATCTGGCCAACATCACGGTCAGCAATGCGGGCGGCGTGTTCACTGTGATCTTTGGAGCCGACATGGCTATCCCCGGCTTGGAGCAAGCCAAGGCCATCGTGCATCGGTTGCTGGCCCTTGAAAACGCCATGCGGGCCTTGTTGCCACCAGGCAGCAGCACCATTATTGACATTGAGGCCGACGAGATTCAAATCAATCAGCCAGGCGTGTTTTTGACATTGGGAACGGGTGTCAACAGCGTGGAGATTGCCGGGTACTTCAACACCCTGCCAGCCAAGGCCATCAACAGCGCATACGTGCTGAATCCACGCCGAGCGGGCGATAACTTGCGGGTGGAGATTCCATTGGTCAAGCCCGCCATTGATGCGGCGCTACTGGCCAGTGCGGTGCGCACTGAATTGAATGCAGAGCTGGCCCAAGTCACCAAAGTGGCCAAGCTGCACGGCATCGGCGCATCGCTGGTGGTCACACCCAGCACGCGGGTGGCAGGCACGGTCAGCCAACGCATCACCACCGAGGGCACCACCACCACCGTGGCCGAGGTGTAAGCATGCAGCTCAAACCCCTGGTCATTGCCCTGCAAGGCATCGGTTTTGGCCCGCTGGCCACGGCTGTGCAGGGGTTTGTGGACTTTGCCGAAGCAGAGGTCAGCAAAGCCGGTGGAGCCAAAGAAAAAAAGCGTTTTACGCCCTGGCACTGGGTGCCTTACACACCCGTCAAAACACGCAGCCGCAAAAAGCGCGAACAAGAGTTGGTGGCCTTTTTAAACCCCTGAAAATTTTGAAACGCCTGGACTGAAAATTTCACACCCTCATGGGCAACATGAGCGGCATGAAACAAACACCCGCTACCACAGATCGCGCCATGTCGGCCGACTTGCTGCGCAAAATCAACCACGACAAAACCCCTTTGTCTCGCGGTTTGTTGGTTGACAGGGCCGCTGTCAACGAAACCGCTCGCACCGCCACCTTGGCCTTTGCCAGCGAGTTGCCCTATGAGCGCTATTGGGGCATCGAAATTTTGGGCTGCGCTCCCAGCAACGTAGACACCAGCCGCCTGCGCAGCGGCGCAAACCTTTTATGCGACCACGACACCCGAGATGTCGTGGGCGTTGTCGAATCTGTCGAGATCGGCGCTGACAGGGTATGTCGCGCCGTTGTGCGCTTTGGAAAAAGCGCTCGAGCAGAGGAAGTGTGGCAAGACGTACTTGGCGGCATCCGTCGCAACGTATCGGTCGGCTACATGATCAATAAGGCTGTTTTAGAGAGCACTGAGGATGGTGTGGAAACCTACCGCGTGACCTCATGGACGCCTTACGAAGTGTCACTGGTGTCTGTCCCCGCAGACGCCTCGGTGGGCGTGGGCCGCAGCGCCTCCACCACAGACGAGCGCGGTGTGAGCGTGACCATCGAGATCGAAGTCGACGACCCCGCCGACCCAGAGGCCGAGGCACCCGAAGCCACCAACCCCCCCACCACCACCTCCGAAACCGATGTGCCAGCCATGCAAGACGCATCGAGCACCTCAAAACCCCAAGGAAAAATCATGACCATCGAAACCCCCGTCCAGCGCGACCACGCCAAAGAAATCACCGCCATTGCCAAAACCATCCCCGGCGGCGCTGAAATGGCCATGCGCGCCATTCAAGAAGGCCAAACTGTTGAGCAGTTCCAAGCCGAAGCCATCCGCATCATGTCCAGCAAGCCTGTGCCCACCGCTGACATCGGCATGTCTGGCAAAGAAGTCAAGAACTACAGCATGATTCGTGCAATCAACGCCTTGGCCAACCCCACCGACCAAGCTGCTCAGCGTGCAGCCGCTTTCGAGCGCGAAACCAGCGACGCTGTGGCCAAGGTCATGGGCAAAGCCTCGCAGGGCATGTTTGTGCCTTACGAGGTGCAAAAACGTGACTTGTTGGTCGGCACTGCCAGCGCGGGCGGCAACACCGTGCAAACCGACTTGCTGGCTGACAACTTTATCGACATCTTGCGCAACGCCATGGTCATTGACCGCCTCGGCGCACGCATGATGACCGGCTTGGTCGGTCAAATTGCCATCCCCAAACAAACCGGTGCAGCCACTGCCTACTGGATCGCTGAAAACGCATCGCCCACTGAGAGCCAACAAACTTTTGGTCAGGTCACCATGACCCCCAAAACCGTTGGCGCTTATACCGACATCAGCCGTCGCTTGTTGCTGCAATCGAGCATCAGCGTGGACGGCCTAGTGCAGCAAGACTTGGCCACGGTACTCGGTCTCGCCATTCAACAAGCCGCCATCAATGGCACAGGCAGCGGCAACAACCAACCGAGCGGCATCATGACGCAAGTCACAGCCGGGGTGGTGGGCGGTACCAACGGCTTGGCACCCGCATGGGCCAACATCATTGCGCTGGAAACAGCCATCGCGGCAGCCAATGCTGACGTCAACACCATGGGTTATCTGACCAACGCCAAAGTGCGCGGCAAACTGAAGTCTACAGAGAAGTTTGTCACCTCCAACGGCAATGCCATTTGGGACCCGAGTAACACACCTTTGAACGGTTACAGCGCAGCGGTCACCAACGCCGTGCCATCCAACCTGACCAAAGGCACTGGCACAAACTTGTCGGCCATCATCTTCGGTAACTTTGCCGACCTGATGATCGGCATGTGGGGCAGCTTGGACCTGATGGTTGACCCCTACACCGGCAGCACCGCTGGCACCGTCCGCGTGGTGGCCTTGCAGGACGTCGATGTGGCCATCCGCAACATCGAATCGTTTGCCACCATGGTTGACGCCATCACCGCCTGAAGCTGATAGGCCGCGTCATGCTGACCGAAACCCTCATCCCCTTCTTTACCGACTTCGGCCAGCTGGCCACGGTCGGCGGGGTGCAGGTGTCGGTCATTTTTGATGCAGCCTCCAGCCTGGGCAATGTGGGCCCTTATGGCATGAGCAGCGTGGCCCCCGTGGTCACGCTGCCCACTGCCAGCGTGCCCGCAAACCCCGTAGGCCAAACCGTGGCCGTGACCGGCAAAAGCTACACCATCACTCAGCACGAGCCTGACGGCACGGGCCTGAGTGTGTTGACGCTGGAGCTGGCATGACCACCGCCTTCAACAACATCGTGACCGCCATGGTCGCTGCGCTCAGCGCTGCACCGGCTGTGTCGCCCAACATTTCACGCGCGCGCACCAAGCCGCTAGCCGCTGAATGGACCAGTGCCATTGTGGTGCGCGTTCAAAGCGCCGAGCTGGACCCGCTGGCCCTGTTTGGCGCACCCGTCAATGTCGACACCACCGTGGTCGTGGAGTGTTACGCACGCAGCACCACCCTGGCGCCCGACCAAGCCGTTGACCAAGTTTTGCAAAGTGCATACGCCCGCCTGGCGGTTGACCCGACCTTGGGCGGCCTGGTGAGCGACTGCAATTTGCTAAGCATCAACTACGACTTTGATCAAGAGCAAGAGCGCATGGGCGCCGCGCTCTTGACCTGCATGGTCAAACACCGCATTCAATCTTCAACACTGGAGTAACCCACCATGGGACGGTTCATCAAAAACACGGCGCTGCTCGCCAAAATCGAAACCACCGAGGGCACCGACGCCACGCCCACCGGCGCGGCCAATGCCCTCTTGATCAGCAACGTCAGCGTCAATCCGCTGAACGCTCAAAACGTGGATCGCGCTTTGATTCGCCCGTACTTCGGCGCATCTGAGCAGCTGGTGGGCACGGGCTATGCGTCCATCGATTTCACTGTTGAACTGGCAGGCTCTGGCACCGCTGGCACCGCTGCCCCATGGGGCGAACTGCTGCGCGCCTGCGGCATGGCCGAGACCGGTGCGACGGGCTACAAAGCCTACTCACCTGACACGCCAAGCAACCAAAAAAGCGCCACGCTTTACTACTACGACGACGGCGTGCTGCACAAGCTCTTGGGTGCCAAGGGCACCTTCAAGCTGAGCATGAGCATTGGTGGCCGACCCACCTTTGCATTCAGCTTCACCGGCCGCGACGGCGGTGTCACCGCTACCACCAACGCCACCACCACATTGACCGCCTGGAAGGCCCCATTAGTCATCACCGACCCCAATACCTCAGACGTCAAGCTGGGCGGCTCCTACGCCACGGGCACCGTGACCGGTGGCACCGCCTACACCAGCCAGGGCTTGGAGTTGACGCTGGGCAACAACGTGCAATACAACGCCCTACTGGGCGGCGAGTACATCGACATCACCGACCGCGCCGTGACCGGCACCTTCAACCTGGATCTGTCTGCCTCGCAAGAGGTCACCTTTATGGGTAACGTCAAATCCAACACCACCCAGGCGATCAGCCTGGAGCACGGCAGCGCAGCCGGCGCCATTGTGGGCGTGTTTTTAAGCGCAGTGCAACTCACCAACCCCAGCAAACAAGACGTCAATGGCCGCCGCCTGATCGGCTTTGACCTGCGCAGCGTGCCCGTGGCCGGCAACGACGACATCATCATCTACACCAAGTAAACCGCATGTTTCAAGTCAATCCGAATCCAACATTTACCGCCGCCGTTGAACTCAGCGTACCCGGCGTGGTGCAGCCGCTGCAGGTGCAGTTCACCTTCAAGCACAAGGGCAAAAAAGAGCTGACCGGCTGGATCGCCGATGCGCCGCAAAAAGACGATGCCAGCGTATTGAGCGAGATCATTGTGGGTTGGTCGGGCATGAAAGACAACGCTGGTGCCAATGTGGCGTACAGCTTCACCGCGCTGAGCGACTTGCTGGACGCCTACCCAGCGTCACACGGTGAGATTTTTCGCACGTACCTGAACGAACTCACGGCGTCAAAAAGAAAAAACTGATGGAGGCTGCGCGGTGCTTGATTGAGGGTTTTGACGATGTTCAAGCGCAAGATCAAGCACTCGCAGCCTTTGGACTCAAAGCCGAGCGGCCTGCAGCGCCCACGCACTTTGACTTGTGGCCTGAAAACGTCAGCGCCTTCAAAGTGTTCAGCGCCATGGACACGCAGTGGCACGTGGGCCCTGGCGGCGCGATCGGGCTGCGCCTGGAAACCCTGCCATTCATGCTGGAGATGCAAGGCGTCGAGAAGACCGAATGGCCGCAAGCGGTGGAAGGCGTGCAAGTCATGGAGCGAGAGACTTTGAAGATTTGGCAAAGCAAGCAAGGTTGAAAAAATGGCAGAAGCAAAAATAGTCCTCACCGCTGTCGACCAAACCAAGGCCGCCATCGAGTCTGCCCAGCGCAACATGGCCAGCCTAAGCGACACCGTGACCCGCGTCACCGGCCTCATGGGGCCATTGGCTGCAGCCATAACAGCCGCGTTCAGCATTGAGCATTTCAAAGGCGTGCTGGACCTGATGGACAAGCTCGACGACATGAGCGAGAAAACTGGTGTCAGCGTCGAGTCTTTGACTAAGCTGCGTTATGCGGGCGAGACCGTGGGCACCAGCACTGAGCAGCTGGGCCAGGGCTTGAAAAAACTCGCCAAAATCATGGGCGACGCTGCGGGCGGCAGCGACGAAGCCACCAGCGTTTTCAAAGCCATGGGCGTGTCTTTCAAAGACTCGGCGGGCAACCTGCGGCCCACCGAGCAGGTGCTGACGGACATTGCCGAAAAATTCTCAGGCTGGGCCGACGGCCCCGAAAAAGCCGCCCTGGCGATGAAAGTGTTTGGCAAGTCCGGCGAGGACATGATTCCATTTTTAAACCTTGGTGCAGCGGGCCTTGCGGCTTCAGCTGACGAAGCTAAGCGCCTGGGCATTGAGCTGGGGGGCGGTGCGGCCAAGGCAGCGGCAGACTTCAATGATCGCTTGAAAAAAATGAGCTTGTACTCAGAGGCAGTCAACCAAAAATTGATTGGCGATTTTTTGCCGGGCTTGAACAAAATGGCAGCCGATTTTTTAAAGGCTGCAGAAAATTCAAACACCTTTGTGGCTGCACTTATTTCAGTGCGCGAAGCCTTAAAGTCCACCTTTGGTATGGATGCAGCGGGCATCATGGAGTCGGAGCTGAAAGCCCGAGGCAATGGCATTGCATTACTTGGTCGGCAGTTGGACATTGCGCAAAAACAAGCTGAATCGGGCATTTCTGGCGCGGCCGATCGCGTTAAAAACATCAGGGTGCAGCTTGAATCCGCGATTGCTGCATCCGCAAAAATCAGTGAAAACCTCAAGCAGCTGGTCAACCTCGAAAAGCCAGCATCAGTCGTTTCGACCAATAAGCCTGCAGCACCCATTGTCCCTAAAAAAGACGGCCCCCAAAGCGACTTTGCGGCCAACTTCATCAACAGCCTGACGACTCAATACGCCGCCCTGGGTGGCGCCATGAGCAAGGTTGACGAAGTGCAGCGCATGCTGGCGGTGAGCGGTGACAAGTTCACCGCCCAGCAGCGCACCCAAGCCCTGAGCTTGGCGAAAGAGATTGACCTGTACCGCTATAAGCAGCTGGTCATGACTGCAGAAAACAAGTCGTTGTCAGAACGCGGTGCACTGCAAGAGGCATCCCAAGAGCTATACGCCCGAAACTTGGTGGCCTTGCGAGATGAGGCGCTGGCCCTCCAAATCAATGCCGGTTACATCGGTAAAACCAGCGCAGAAATTGAGCGCCTGCGCTTTGAGCGTGAGTTGAGCATCAAGCTGACTCAGGCTGAGTCACAAATCATGGCCGATCAAAACGCGGGCCTGATTGAGCAAGCTGAAGCCGCCCGCCGCCTGGCTGCCGTCAAACGCTTTGCAAGCGAAGCGCAAACGCAGTTCAACATCATCCAGGCCGACCAACTCGACCAGCAAAACAATGCCTTGCGCGGCCTCAGCGACGGCCTGCGCGACTACATGCGCGAAGCCGCCAAAATGGGCGACGCCACCAAAAATGCGGTGACCAACGCTTTCAGGGGCATGGAAGACGCCATGGTCGAATTTGTCAAGACCGGCAAGCTCAATTTTTCTTCGCTAGCCAATTCGATCGTCAGCGATCTGATTCGCATTCAAGTTCAGCAATCCATAACGGGCCCGCTTTCGGGCATTCTGAAAAACAGTCTCGGGTATTTGTTTGGCGGTGGCCAAATGGGTCCAAGCCAAACGGCGCCCTCTTTGCCCAGCAGCTTTGACCAATACATCACAACAAGCGCCAACGGCAACGTCATGACGCCTTACGGCCCCATGGCTTTAAACCAGTACGCCAACGGCGGCATTGCCACAAGCCCGCAGCTCTCCATATTTGGCGAAGGCCGTATGAACGAGGCCTATGTCCCCCTGCCTGATGGCCGCACCATCCCCGTCACCATGTCGGGTAACGGCGGGGGCTCTAACGTCATTGTCAACGTCATGCCAACCAGCGGCCAAACAGCCGACGTGCAGCAGCGCAAAAACAGCGACGGTAGCATCACCCTGGACGTCATGCTCCGTCAAATTGAGTCAGGCATTGCAGGCAACATCTCGGCAGGCTCTGGCCCCGCATTCAATGCGATCAGCAGTCGGTTCATTCCGCAAGGGGCCCGATAAATGGCCACCTTTCCCGCTTACGTCGACATCGCTTGGGCAGACACATCCGAAACCCCGGCCACGGTGGTGCTGCGCTCTGAGATGGAGCGCGGCGTCGCCAAGCAGCGGCGCATGGCCAGCGACGCCATGGTCACCGTGCCGGTCACGCTGTACTTTCGCACCAAACAAAACGCCATTGATTTTGAAAGCTGGGTGTACACCCAAATCAACGGTGGTGCCGATTGGTTTGACTGGACCAACCCGCGCACCAGCACCGTGGTGCGTGCACGCATTGTGGGCGGCAACATTGGTTCTCTCAAGCCCAGCACCCGCGCATGGACCTCTGCAGAGCGCAGTTTGCAGCTTGAATATTTGCGGAGCGCGTACTGATGGCTCAATCTATTGCACAGCTGCAGCAGATCACCGATACCGACGGGTATTTGGAGTTGCTGATCATCGACCACGCCAGCTTCACAAGCCCGGTGCGCGTTGTCAACGACACCCGGGACTGGATCATTGGTGGGCAGACTTATACCGGCTTGCCGTTTTTGGTCAAGCTGCCCACGCAAGTGCAAAAAGAAAATCCACGTGCGCAGATCCGCATTGACAACGTGGGCCGCGAACTGACGGCCGCCATTGAGAGCTTGCCTGTGGGCGCTGCGCTGCTGGCCTCGTTGCGCGTCGTGAGCCGCGCCACGCCGACACTTGTGGACTATGAATTCATTTCGCAACTGTCCGGCATCCAGATCACGCCCACCTTGGTCACCGCCAACATGGGACAAGATGACACGATGCGTCAAACGACCGTGCGTGTGCGCTTTGATCCAGCCAATGCGCCTGCACTTTTCCCCGGCTAAACAACATGACCGATTTATACCAATCAACAGCGCGTGACGAAGTGCAAGACTTCAACGATGCCCAAACCTACATAGGCACTGAATACCTCCCCGGCAAGTTCGATTGCGGCCACCTTTTTTTGCGAGTGCAGCGCGAGGTGTTTGGCGTGGATGTGCTACTGCCTGCCGCGTTGCAAACGCATACACAAGGCCGTGCGCACCAGGTGACACAAATCAGCTTGGCGCGTGACGCATTGGCCGTGCGCATTGCCGAGCCACAGCACGGCTGTGGTGTGTTGCTCACCAGCTTTAACGACGCAGGCCATGCGCTGTGGCACATCGGCACCATATTTATGTCTGGCGGCGTTTGCTGGGTGCTGCACAACAGTGCGGTCATGGGCAGCGCGTCGCTCACGCGTTTGCGTGATTTTGGTTGGCGCGGTCAGCGGATTGAAGGGTTTTACACGTGGAAATGATCGAAGCTCAAACCGTGGTCCAAACAAGCGACGCTACAGATGCCAAGGCGCGATCTGCGCACCTGGTGGTCACCCCGCATCCGTTGACCACGCAGGGTCAAGTCAGCGTAGCAGTTTTGATGCGCGACGGTGAAACCTTGCTGCAAGTGTTAGAGCGCCATGGCGTGACCGACACCTGGGTTGTCGAGGTCGGCGGCCTGAAAGTGCCCGCTTTGATGTGGGGCAGGGTGCGCGTGCACCATGGGCAGGTAATCGAGTGCCGCTCTTTGGTTCAAAAAGATTTGATCAAGATCATTGCCTTTGCTGCGCTTGCTTTTGTCACGATGGGGGCCGGTAATGCTTGGTTATCTGCCGCAACCGGTTTGTCTGGCGTAGGTCTTGCCGTTGCAGGAGCGGTCGTGTTTGCTGGCGGCGCAATGATTATCAACAAGTTACTTCCGCCGCCCAGCAGTGGGTCAATGAGGGTTGCCAACAATGCCGAACCGACGTACAGCCTGAGCGGCGGGCGCAATCAGGCACGGCTATGGGAGCCCATGAGCTTGGTGCTGGGACAGCCTTACGTCGTTCCCGACTTAGCAGGTCAGCCGTGGACGTATTTTGGCGGCGAAGATCAATACCTGGTTCAGCAATTTCATGCGGGTCTAAATTGTTACTGCGTCGAGTCTTTATGCGTCGGTCAAACACCAGTGAGCAGCTATCAAGGCGTCGCCATCAGTGCGGTGGGTTTGCCTGGTAACAGTTACGCCGCAAATCTGCCCAACAACAGTGTAGACAGTATTGCAGGCGCACTTTTAGATTGTCCTGATTCGACGAATGCGGGTCCATGGGTACAGCGGACCACAAGCATCAACACAGTGATGATTGGCATTGATTTGGAATGCAGTATTTTCGGACTTAGTTCAAGCACTGGCGCTTATGAGGCTCGAACGGTCCAACTGGATGTGCAGTATGCGGTTGTGGGCACCGAGGCTTGGACCGCGTGGCCACCTCGCCCTGGTGATTCGCCATCTTCAGTGACTTTATCAAACGCCTCCAGTAAGCCCTTGCGTGTGCAATTGAGTTTGCAGGTTACAAGCGGCCAATACGATATTCGAGTGCGAAAAAAAACCGCAAATGAAACTGTCACCAATGCACAAAATGCTGTGACTTGGACAGTGCTCAAGTCTTTTCAACAGGATTTAACAAGCTACCCAGGTCAGGGTATTGTGGCTTTGACAATTAAAGCCAGTGGTCAGCTGAACGGTGCAATCGACAATTTAAATTGGCTCGCGACCGCTGCACCAATGCCCTGGTGGTCGGGTGGTACGTGGGCCACCGCTACCAACCGAGAAAACGGTTTGAGCAATCCTGGGGCGCAAATATTACTGCTTGCACGCGGAATTTTTGATGAAAACGGAAAGCTCATTGCTGGTCTGGGCTGGGATGATAGTCGCATTGATGTCGATGGACTAAAGCGCTTCATGGTGTGGTGTCGTCTTAAAGATTTGACTTTCGATGCAGTGATTCAGTCCGCTATCAGTACCGCCGATTTGTTGGAGGCAATTGCATATGCGGGCCTAGGCACCATCAGCTGGGCTGAAGGCCGCTTGGGTGTTCAGTGGTTGGACAATACAGCCCCGATAGAGGGTGTTATCAACATGGGGAATATCAAAACGCATTCATTCAGCGTAGCCTATGACGGTAACGACAGGTCTGATGAAATCGAGTACGGCTATTTCGAGCGGGCACAAAAAAACCAATGGAATAGTCTGCGAGTAACTGCGCCCGGTGTCACATTACCGCGTACCACCGCACGCTTAAGCAACATGGGCATCACGACCGAGGCACATGCTGCTTTGTTGGCCCGTCACGCCATGGCACAAAACATTTATATGGCCAAGTCAATCGTGTTTGAGCAAGACCTTGAATACATGACATATCGCAGGGGCACTGTGCTTGCCTTAAGTCACGATATGACGCAGTGGGGTTACAGCGGTCGAGTTAAGTCTGCGGTCCTGACTGCAGGCGTGGCCACGCTTACCCTGGACGATACTATTCCAGCAACAGGCCCCGAAGGCGTCAGTAGTCGATACATAGGCTTGCGTTTGGTCGGCGAGACTCAGTACAGAGTATTCACCATCATGCCATTTACTGGCACCACTCGCACAGTGAATTTTGAGGCCTGGCCTAACGGCGTGGCGTTGCCCGGAACAAATGGCCAGCCGATGGATGCACTGTGGATCTACGACTTCAAGCCTACACCGGGCTTAAAAGTGGTTGTTGCCAAAATTGAGCCATCAGACAACCAATCTGGTGCGCGTGTGACCGTGGTACCACTGCCAGATGAATTTTGGCCGTACGTTTTAAATGGCACATATACCGCGGCACCCAATCGCACGCTTTTATCTTCGATCCCTAAGGTCAGCAACGCCAGCATCAGCTCGACCCCTGTCACTATTGGCAGTACTGCATTTGCTGACTTGGTACTGTCATTTGATGTTGACGGGCCGTTTGAATATGCAGTGATCTATGGATCAATCAATGGCCAGACTGAACAAATATTGGGCAGCTTAAAAGGCAGAAATTTTGCCTGGCGATCAAATCCTGGAGTGCTATGGAATTTGAGAATTGTGCCATTTAGCAGCATCGGAAATATGGGGTCTTCAGTCGCCATTTCCTACGACGTCGAAGCTGCGGCAGCCCAGATCAATAGCATTGGGAGCCCTGGTGCTCTTGGGTTTGGGGTGGGTGTCGCTCCCCAAATTCCAGTCGGATTTACTGCACTACAAGGCACAACAGACCAAGCGTCGCCGAATTACGGAAATTACAGATATAGCGACGGATCAATCATGGTTTACATCCCTGCTTTTTACTATAAGTACGGGACAGGGTTTAATGGTTTGCAAGTTAATGTAGTAGACATTAAGGCTTATATCGAATTTTCAGACGTGGCAACAGCGAATGCTGCTGGCTATGCAATGCATCGAGCTTTTTACAACGCGGGTAGCATCTGCCTTGGTTTTTTTATCGATAAGTACATGTGCTCAAACAACGCGGGCATCGCATCGAGCATACAGAACGCAAATCCCTTGCTATGCGAAACATGGCCAGCGCCATTCAGCGGTCTCACGGGTTCGCCTGCAAATGAATTTTGGGGAGCAATTGATGCCGCAAAAACCCGAGGGCCTCGGTTTTTCTGCAACAGCCGCTTTATTCATTCTGCACTTGCGCTTCTTGCCAATGCGCACGCCAGTGCCAGCTCAAATACTACTTATTGCGCCTGGTATATGCCCGCTGCAAATTTTCCCAAAGGGAACAACAACGGCGTTTTAAATGACTTCAACGACCCCAGCATCAGCTACGTCAGTTTTGTTTTTGGAGTGGGTAAAACCGGATCAGCCAACCTACCATCGCGGGTTTCTCATAACGGGCAGGATTGTGGAGTGATGGATTTAAACGGAAACGTGTCGGAGATCAATCTTGGCATAACCAGTGACTCCAATAATTACTATTTACTCAAACCGAGTACAGATATTTCCTCAATAACCAGCGGGAATACATTGGCCACAGACGCATGGGGCTCTGCTGGATTGGCTGCGATGTATGACAACCTTGGCGCTACATATGAAAGTTTAATGGTCACAGGGACGAAATACTTTGGGTCGGCAGGCCAAGTCTTGAGTGCGGCAACAAGTGGATTGGCCTGGAATGCTGCATGTGCTGGAATACCGCTCGCCTCAGGTATTGGTGGCTCTAATCAATTTGGCAATGATTATTTTTATGAAAACAGGGCGAACCAACTTATTGCGCTTTCGGGTGGCCAGGTGAGCGGTGCGGGAGGAAGTGGTATTTGGTCTTTGAGTTTATATAACCGACGTGATTATTCACTGAACACGGCCGGATTTCGTTCAGCTACTTATTTGTAATTTATTCGCCATGTTGCTCCCTTGGGCCTCAAATATTTGAACTTTTAGAAAGACCAAAATGCCAACTCTTTATGCTTATCGAAAGGTGACAGATGCCATCACCACTCATATTCTGCAAGCACCTTTTGATGCATTTAAAAAAACCAGCCAAGAGTTGTGTTTGTTGCCCGATGGGAGAACGGTGATCGCATTGTTAAATGACTACACATTGCCCGCAGATCAGCCTGAAGCAGTTAAAGCCAGTATCGAACATTTGCAACCACCTTTATCTGATGATTTAAAAGCGCAAATAATTAAAGACTCTCCAGCATTTCAGCTCATTGCCAGTCAATTACAAGATCACATTCGTGCCGTCTACAGTCAAGACGACGAGGCTTATTTGAACAGAATCAACATCGCCCAACTTGCTGGAAAGTACAGCATGACGGCAAAAGAAATAGCAATGACCGAGGCTTTTGCGGCGCGTGTTGAAGAGGCTCGAGCTAAAGCTAAAGCTGCCCGGGCTGAATTGGGGCTCGGATGAGCTGATTTTTCAAGGCATCATTATGAAATACCTCATCTCTGCAGGCCACGGCGGCCCCGACCCTGGCGCCTGTGCCAACGGCTACAAAGAGGCCGCAATAACGCTTAACATGCGCGAGATGGTGGCCACCCGCTTGCTGGAGATGCGCCACACTGTTTTTCAAGACGGCGGCAAGGGCGTGAACTTGCCGTTGCCGCAAGCTGTGGCCATGATCAAAGGCACCGACCTGGCCATCGAGCTGCACTGCAACGCTGGCCCGGCCACGGCCACCGGCGTAGAGGTGATCGCGCCGCCCGCGCTCAAGCCCGTGGCGCAGCGCATCGCCCGCGCCATTGCGGGCGAGACGGGGCAAAAACTGCGCGGCGAGGTCGGGTGGATCGACCAAAGCCAAAGTCAGCATCCGCGGCTGGCCTTTGTGCAGGCTGGGGGCTTGATTGTAGAAATGGTTTTCATCACCAACGCGGGCGACCTGCAAACATTTTTGGCGCGCAAAGACCGGGTGGTCATGGCCATTGCCGGGGCAGTGTGCGCGTTTGAGGTGGCCGGGTCATGAGCTTGTCCATCCGCCTCACCCTGGCCCTGGTGGGCCTGCTGACCCTGCTGGGCACCCACTGGCGTGCCTACACATTGGGCGCGCGCCATGAGCGTGACGCGGTACAAGCCGCGCAAACCGAGGCCGTGCACCAAGGTGCCGTGGCCGCCATCCAGCAAGCCAACAACACAATCGAGGTGATCCATGCCCGCACTCAAACTCAAACCCGCATCACAACTGACCGCCTGGCTGTGTCTAGCGAGCTTGACCGCCTGCGCAACGACCTCCAAGCCGTCCGAGCCGCTGCCACCGGTGGTGAGACCTGCACCGCTGACAGCGCAGCCCAAAACCAGTTACTCGCTGCAATGGCGCGAGACCTTGCAACGCTTGGAGAGCAGGGCGCAGCCATTGCTGCGGCCGCCGATGGCCACGCCGCCGACGCACTGATGCTGTGGCGCATTGCCAAGCCGGGCGCTGTGCCTGACTGACCCTATCCCGTCTTTACACCTGGTGTAAAGACAGAGCGACCGGCCAGCGGTGTTACTAGCACCACTGACCAGCCGCTATTTCACGTTCATGCCGTGAGCCAGCCAAGGCCCTGCCACCTCCCGGGAGGCGGGCCTAGTGTATCAATCTACCTGGACTCTCACATGGCAAATCCCATCATTCCCTGGCTTGGCGGAAAACGACGTCTGGCTGACACCATCTTGGACCGGTTCCCCGCTCACACTTGCTATGTCGAAGTGTTTGCGGGTGGGGCGGCGCTGTATTTTTTAAGGCAGCCCGCCGAAGTGGAGGTGATCAACGACGTTAATGGCGATGTGATCAACCTCTACCGCGTAGTGCAAAACCACTTGGAGGAGTTTGTGCGTCAGTTCAAGTGGGCGCTGAGCAGCCGAGAGATTTTCAAGTGGACGCAGATGACGCCCAGCGAAACCCTGACCGACATTCAGCGCGCTGCACGTTTTTACTACCTGCAGCATCAGGCCTTTGGTGGCCGCGTGCAGGGTCAAAGCTGGGGCACGGCCACCACGGCCCCGGCGGTCAATTTGCTGCGCATTGAAGAGTCTTTGAGCGCGGCGCATTTGCGCCTGGCCAGCGCGTACATTGAGCGGCTGGATTGGAAGGAGTGCATGCGCCGGTACGACCGGCCGCACACGCTGTTTTACCTTGACCCGCCCTATTGGGAGACCGAGGGCTATGGCGTGCCATTCCCGTGGGAGGAGTATGAAACCATGGCCAAGACCATGCGCGAAATTAAAGGCAAGGCCATTTTGAGCATCAATGACCACCCACAGATCCGCACCTGTTTTGAGAAGTTTCACATTGAAGAGGTGCCCATCAAATACACCGTGGGTGGTGGCAAAGGTGTCGAGCGCATGGAACTAATTATTTGCAATTGGGATGTGACCGCTGAGCCTGCTGGCCTTTTTTGAAAAATAAGACAACCCGCCGCCCTGGAAGGGGTTGCGGGTTTTTTTGCGTTTTGGGGAGATATTAGGGTTTGTCCTTATAAAATAATTTGAAATCTTTTGTTTATACACGTTGTTGCGTGTGTAATTGAGTTTATGAACAGGCAACCTGTTCACCGCCCCGGCGGCACCGGGTTTCACAGCCGCTTAGGCTGCACAGAAGGTAAAACATCATGTCAATGCTCACAATGCTCAGGCATGCAGGCATCGACACAAACGCCCTGGCTCAGTCATGCACTGAAGCCGGTTTACCCATGACCCGTGCGCGCATCGATGCGCTCAGGGGCAGCACACCCGGCAAGCGAACGGCAGTGTGCGAAGCCGAAATTGTTGTGCTGCTCAGTGCGGCAATTCCGCTGCTGAAGAAATCATGACCGAAGCCCAATTCGCCGCCCTGGCGCAACTCCTGCGCCTGCGGGCTGGCACAGCTCGCGAAGTCGTGCGCCAAGTGCTGGTTTACTACGCAGATGTCCCTGAAGCTGCGAGGGAGGTGGGCATGGATTATCAGGCCGCTTACCAGGCGGTCAGGCGGGCAAGGGCAGGGTTGGAGTTGGTCAAAGTAGTTGCGGGCTAATTTAAAGCCGGCGCAGATCCGCAGCCCTAAGCTGCGTATAACGCTTGAGCATTGACCAGTCCGCGTGCCCTGTGAACATGGCCACCTCATGAATCTGGTAGCCCTTTTCAAACAGACGGCTGGCTCCTTCGTGGCGCAGGTCGTGGAAGCGCAGATCCACGATGCCCAGCGCTTGGCAGGCGCGTGGGAAAATTGAGCTGAAGGTGCCTTCTTTGAACGGGAAAATCAGATCGCCGTCTCTTGGCTGTTTAGCGATGATGGCCATGGCATCCGCCAGCAAAGGCACCACCTGGTGGTTACCGATCTTGGCCTTTGGGTCTTTGCGGTCGCGGATCGTGATGGTGGCCTTGGCTTCGTCCAGGTCAGCGCAGCGCAGCCGGGTAATCTCGCCCGCCCGCATGGCCGTGGCCACGGCAAATTGAATGATGTCTCGCATGGGTAGAGTGGAGCGGGTATCAAAGTAGGCGCACAGCCGCTCCAGTTCGTCAGCAGTTGGCCTGCGGTTGCGGGCGCGGGACTTTTTTACCTTGCCCGAAATTTTCAGCGCATCTCGGGCATCGGTCATGATTTCGGGCTTGACTGGCATTTTCCATACTGACTTCGCAACGCGCAGAATCCGGCCAAGCACAGCCATTTCGACAGCGGCGGTGCTTGGCCCATATCCGCGCCCGGCCACGTAGTCGGCTACAGACTTAGCGGTCAGAGTCTCTAAATTCAGGTTCCCCATGCCCTGGCGTAAATGCTTGAGCACATTCACAGCTGTTCGGCCCAATTCAAATTCGGCTTCGTATCGGGTAATAATCACATCCATGCGGTGCGCCTTGGCCCCGGTCGTGTCGGTATGTCGCTGCGCATCAATGTTAGATTCAATTTCACGCGCCCAGCGAATAGCCTCGGCTTTTGCCAAAAACGTTTTGCAAACCGTTTTAAACCCGGAGCGCCGTACAAGTGCCCGCCACTTTTCTGCCACCCGAACAATTGACGCCATGAACAAACCTCGTATCACTTTTCGTATCAGTGGCAATCTTAAACCATAGTAAAAACAAGTAATTTTCAGTAAAAGTGATACAAGCAAAATTCATGATTTCTTTAGACAAATCAATAACTTACAGCCAATCGAGGCTATCGGTTGCCCCCATGATGGATTGGAGCCGGTAGCTCGGTTTCAATGGGTTTTTGATGTGTCCGTATCACTTTTCGTATCACTGCGCAGCGAATCCAAATGCGCCGCTAAGTCACGTATGTCCGCTGTCAGCGGGTTGCCGGCCAATTTCACCGGAAACGTTTTAGCGTTTCTCAGGTTGTAGCCCGTTTGAACTGCAATACCAATTGCTTCGCAAACTTCTTTGAATGCAATTCGGGGACGGTTGTAAATGCTCAAGAGCATGTATTCGGTTTTCATGCTGCAATTCCTTTTGTGACCGTGTAGCCGCTCTTTTTGAGCAGCTTAATGGCCTTGCGAATCTCTGTGACCTCAGCGGTTTCGTGCTCGGCATTCCAGGCATACAGGCCATCAGAAAACAGCACGCGGCCTTGCTGAATGTCGTACTTGAGCAGCAACCAAACAAGGTTCTGATTAAAGCTGGGCAGGTCCGCGTCGAAAGCAATCTCAGCTGCGCTCATGGGCCTCGCCTCGCGCTTCAAAAGGTCGCGGATGACGCCGACGCGGGTATGTGATTTGGGTGCCAAGCCGGGTTGCCAGACTGTCTTGAGCGGCTGGCGTGTAAGCGTTTTAGTCAGTTGTTCAAACGGATTCATGCTAAAAAAGCCTCCGTGTCTTTGATAGTGTGTTGTTGAACCGTTTTGGGCTTGTGGCAGCAAAAAACGGTGGGGCTGTGTGCAAAGGGCACGCCGCCGATGTGCAGGACCAGCCAAGTGCAGCCCTTTGCGTCTTTGATATGCTTGGGCCACAGGTCCGGCTGCCACTTAATGCGCTCGCAGTAGCCCGGTGGGTAGGGCATGTGGAGTGACAGTTGGGTGGTCATGCGGCGCTGCCATCGGCGAAAAGGTCAAGCAAATCACGATGAACGCGGCCAAGTAATTCTTGTGTCATGTGTTCTCCTTTATGCCGTGGGCGTATGCGCTGTAAATCCAGCACAACCAAAAACCAATCCCTATTGATGCCGCAAAAAACCAATCACCCTTTTGGCCAAGTGCCGCAATGGTTAAATAAATGCCCGTTAAGATTGCCGCGGTCATCCAATATGTCCTTGATCCGATCCAAATCGCGATTATTTTCATGCTTCCTCCTTTATGCCGTGGGCGGCTAATGCGTCATGCAAATACGCTAATGCGTGCAGTCGAACCCGCACCATGCGCCCGTTTTCAAGCCGGTCGGGTATTGGTGGTCGATGCGCTATTTCAGTCCATTCAAGCACTCCTTGCGCCGCCTTAATTACATCCGTCAGCGGCTTGCGCTGAGCGGGTGGGGTTGTGTAGAGCTTGTGCAGTCGCTCGTATTTTTCTGGGCTTGAGTCAATCTGCAACTCTGTCAGTAAATCAAGTTTGCCTTGACTGTTTCTCACTAACCAACCAATGTGCCCCGCCACAGGCTCTTGCTCTGGCTGTGCTGGCTGTGCGGAAATAGTTATTTTTTTAATCCTGTTAATTGCTTTTTGTGCCCACTCAGGATCAGCAGTATCAGCATCAGCAGTATCAGCAGCAGCAGCAGCAGCAGCAGCATAATACGCAGCCTCAGCATTAGCAGCACCAGCAGCAACAGCAGCAGCATAAGCAGCACCAGCAGCATAATACGCAGCCTCAGCATTAGCAGCAGCATTAGCAGCACGAGCAGCGGCATACGTTTTTAAACTACACATTCGCGCCCAAGTCTCGCCATACCCGTCTGCATCGGCCTGTGGTTGATAAGCAGCCAGTGCTACCCACATTTCGTCTAATTTAGTCATGTATTGCGTTCCTTCAGAGGTGTTCCATCAATCTTTAAAGCGCGTTGCGCTTCGAACTTGGCTGAGTTGTCCATAATGCCCTCAAGCGATTTGTTGAATGTTCGACCGCCGCATCGCCCCGACTGCTTGCACGGGTGTGATGTTTGTAAACACAACACCCATGGCGTCAAGCAAGTCGGGCACGTTTTGCAGCGCTGTGGCATCGGCCCCCCATGCGCCGACACGCACAAAACGGGCGCCAATGCTGTTAAGCGACTCAATGCCACGGTTAAAAGTTTCCAAAACAAATTCATCGGCCAAGCCGTCAAGTACAACGGTTTGGGCGGTGTTCGCCATGCCTGCAAGCAAGTCAAAGTCGTGTGTGCAGCCGTCGCCAGTCGTCAGTTTGTGCCAGGCCATGCGAGCGTCATTCATCAGCTGCGCCGACTTTTCTTCGTCATAAACGCGGCTCCATGCTGCCCGGTTAAGCACGCTGTCAAAGTGCTGATCGTCTGCGTTTCGGTCATGCCGTTGGCCACGCTTAAATTGCGCGGCGCGTCGTTGTTGGCGGTTCATGCGCGCGCTCTCTCAATCAATCTCGAGCCAATGCGGCTTGGCAATTTAAATGCCTTGTCGCTGCCTTGTCGCAAATACGCATGTGGCGCTGGCTCATAAGTGCCTGAGTAAATAACTTGCCTTGGCCCCGCAACAGCGGGCACAGTGGGTGAATCGGCCAACTTTTCTGCTTGTGTTAAAGCGCTGTAATTAAGTAGAAGCACACGGCCTTTGCGAGTCGTCACCCAAATACGCTGGTTTTTTGCATGGACAATGCTTTCAATAAACCGAGCCGCGCTTAAGGTATCCAAACAAGACGATGCGCGATGCTCGTTTTCGTGCGTACCCAAAAGCAATATTTCAGCCCGCGCCATGCCTTTAGCTGCAATTGCAGTCAGCATGGCCAACGCCGGCGCTTCGATCCTTTGATGTTTCATGGCTTGCTATCCACAAAGCCAAACTCAAGCACGGCATTTGCAAAGGTCATGACCGGCATCGACAGCGACTGCGCAATCAAGCGTTCTAACGTAGCCCCGCGGCTGTCTGGCCAACCCGGCAGCAGCACAAGACAATCACAGTCCATCAATAATTTGATGTCATGGCGCAGGTATTTATGCCAAGCCGCGTCATCGTCCAGCCCCTGCACATCAATGTCGTTTTCAGCCGGATTCACCACGTCGTAACCAAGCATCCGCAAGACTTTGGCGCCTTTGTTAAACGTGGGGTAATTGTTGTCGGGCAGGCCCGACATTGGGCCGGAAAGGTAGACTTTCATTTGCCCGCCTCTTGCTGCTGTGCGCGCTCAAAAAATCGCCGCGTCATGTAATTGCCGGCGGAAATAGCTGCCAAAAAAATGATGGGGCTTAAAATCATGCCCACTGTTGATAAGCGCTCAAGCCAATCAATAGTTAATGACAGCGCAAGTAGCACGGCCAGCGTCACTGTCGCGGCCAAAGCCGCTTCGGTCATGCTTTCGGTTTTGCTTTGTCCAGACGGCTCAGCTTGCGGCTCCACATGCTCAATCAGAGCATCTTGAAAAAAGACCTTGTTCAAGTGCCCGTCATCCTCACGGCTCACATAAGCCTCAGGCCACTCGCCGCAATAATCGACCAAGCGGCCGATTTTGTTGCGGTACCACATTTGCGGGTCTGAGCAACCCGTGATGCGCAATTTGCGGATGCTTGTCATGCTGAAAGTGTTGTTCATTTCAATTCGCCTTTGCAAATTTTTTCAAGGTTTTGGACGTGCACTTTGTTTATGCTTTGCCGGACTGGTGCTGTCAAAACGAAAACAAAAACAAAGGCAATGCACATAAAAAGCATGCCCAAAAAAAAGGGCACGCTAAAGGTATTTAGAGATCGCAACAACATAAGCTAAGCCTCCTTTATCGTGGTTTTTTTCTCGGTCCCGGCGTCTGAATTGGCGTAAGATCGCGGCGCCAAAGCGCAGTGTTCGATCTGTGCATGGATCTCGGTCAGGTGGCCCACGGCGTAGCCGCGCAGGCTGTGCACCTGAACATGAATGGGCTGGCCGGGCGTGAGCTGTTGGCGGTGGTTGTCGTAAAAATCTGCAGCGTTTTGGCCTGTCCAAATCAGCGTCCAGGGCTCACAGCCAATCAGGCGCGATTCGCGCCACACGGCGCGCAGCAGCAGCTGCGGGCGGCCTGATGCGTCGGGTTTTAGGATGGGTGATCCTTTGCTCAAAAACAAAATGCCCTGGGCTTTCATGGCTTTGCCTCTTGCGTGAGTGTGAAAGGGGTGTGTAATGCGCCGGGCGGCGCAGCGTCATCCAGCTGCCATGCCAAAGAAAGCACGGCCGACAAGGCCAGCGCGGCCAGCCAGTCGGCGGCGCTCATAGCACCGCCTTAACGCTTATGCGCCCATGGGCCTCGCCCAAGCGGTCCAGCGCGTCGATGGTGGCGTCCACCGTGCACCTGAAAATGCCGGTGTAAACCATGGCCGGCATGGACTCAAATTTGATAGTGACTTGGCACTTGATGCCTGATTTGTTTGTTGTCATGGTGGCTCCCTGGGCATAAAAAAACCGCCTCGATGGGCGGTTGGTGGGTGGGTGGCTGATGGCGTCAGATCACGTTTTTGAGCGCTATGTCAACGGCATCAATTACATCGTCTTTTTGCGCCAGGCATTCATTGACCAACGCGGGGATTCGGCTTCGCAGGTCGGCGGGCATGTCGCTGTAGTTGACGCAGTGCAGCGCGCGAAGCATCTTGTAGGCTTGGCAGCCTTGGCGGGCGCCCAAAAGATCCATCACTTCATCGAGCTTGCAGATGCTGAAGTGATTGTCCTTAAACAGTTTTGTGATGGCCGTTTTGACCACCAGCTGCTGGGTCTGTGCAAGGCTTGAGCAGTCGATCAAATGATCGGCGGATTTCGCGTTCATGAATTTCCCAGAGTGCATCCATTCGGCCTGTGTCGTATGCAAGTTTTCTGTCTTGTTTGCCGAGCCAGTGTCCGACGATGAGGCCGAAGAAAAGTCCGGCCGAGAAAAAAGAGAGAGCATCTAAAACCTCCATATGGTTCTCCTGTTGTTGAAACGCCTTTTGTGGTGAACACTGCAGCTCGCATGAAGCAGCGTTAGAGTTCAGGAGACAAACCGCACCGGCGCTAACCCGGTGCACCGCAGTGCCCACCACAAACGGCGCTTGCCGTCTGTTTTTTGCCCAAGCCGATAGCCTGCCCGTGCTGCACGTGAGAGCGCAGCCGTGGTCACCTTTTACGTTCAGCCGGTGAGGCGCAGGGGCTGGGCGCTTTCAGCAAGTGCGCCTGTTCATCCGAGTGGTTTTTTAAGGTACGAGTGGGGGTGCGATCACCCAACACACACCGCCTGCATCGGGGCTTGCCCCTCGGTCCCCCTGGTCGCTCTGGTCGGTTTGAGCCCCTCGTTTGCGCTTGGGGCGGGCCGTTCCGCTTTGGGTGTGATGGAATAATTGTTAGGTAAAACTTACTTTAAGTCAATAGGTAAACCTTACTTTTTGAATAAAAGTTTGACCAATTAAGCAATAAAATATACTATTTAAAAATTCAATTAACCAATTTTTATAATTAAATGTTAAAAAGTAGTAAATTTATCGTTTTGATGTTTTTGATTTATTCGTCTTTGTCAATTGCGCAGGCTCCACTCAATGAAAAGCCAGGATGTGCAGGTGTCAGACTGTCGAGCTATAAAGAAAAAATGGCACGTCGCGATTTTTGGGTTGCGAGTATTGACCTGGCTCATTGTGAGTTGATCAAGGATGGCAATGATTACGCGGGGCTGCGTCGTAACGCTGAGCGGCTGCACTACGAAAATGAAATTGCCGTCAGCAAAAACGATCTAGCTCGAAAATACAGCGCTGTAGAACGCTTGCTGGAGGATGGTCATGCGGTCGATCCCGCGCTTGTGCGTGGGCGTGAAAAATTCATTGAGGATATGAAAAAACAAACAATCTTGTCCGAGAAAAAATACAAAAAATCGCGGGGTGTCTTGATAGGAATGACTGAGGCCGATGTGCTGGCCAGCATGTGGGGTAGGCCGCGCAGAATCAATAGGACCACTCGCGCCAGTGGTGAAAGTGCGCAGTGGGTTTATGACGGCGGCTATTTGTATTTTGAAAATGGGGTGCTAACTTCAATCCAGCATTGAAAGTGTTATATTACTTAATACGTTTTAAAAATGGAGCTTTTATTACGCCGAGAGTTTGCCAATATTGTCTAAATTCAGGGTCACGCCACGAATTTGCTCTTCAATAACGCTTCTTTTATACGAGGGGATTGAGGACCATTGGCTGGGAGTTATGCTTTTGAATGGCCACTTACTTATCTCGTGGGTGTCCGATTGTTCTTGTGCAAAAAGTTCGGGCGATTGCTCTGAGTCGTTCATGGGGCCAAGTCCAGTAGCAAGCCACTTGCTTCTGACGCCCAGGTATTCACTTGCCTTTATCAGGTTGGAGCCTTCGACCGATTTGGTGTTTCCATTCATCCAGTCTGAGACCGATGGTGGCTTTATGCCGCAAGCCCTGGCAAGACCAGCCTGAGTCTTTCCAGTAGATTGTTGCAACGCTTTTTTAAGTCGTTCGGCAAGTATGTTCATTAGGCAAGACTACTTTTAAAGATGTAAGGAATGCCTTGACATTCATATAAGGTATACCTTATGATTTAGCCATGAACGTCAAACGCATCATTGATTTAATGGGTGGAGCCACATCAGTGGCCCGGATCCTTGGAATAAAAACGCCCTCCGTTCATGGGTGGATCGTTGACGACTCAATTCCGCGCGGTCGGTTAATCGAATTTGGCGCACTACTCGAAGAAAAGTCGGGCGGTGAGATCACCCGCAAAGACCTATTCCCCAATGACTGGCAACGCATCTGGCCCGAGCTGGCTGAGCAGGAGGGGGTGGCCAATGCCTAACTGCACAACCATCTCCCTTGACCTCGATGCAGAGGCAGCGCTAAAGGCGTTTGCGTTACTTGAAGGGGCCGCGTGCTGTTCTGAACGCGTCCGCAATGCCCTTGCTGGCCTTGGCATCCTTGGCTTGCAGACTCGTCTTGTCCAGGTCGAATCTGTTGCTGCAGGCGCTGCAGTCCAGGTGCTCCATCGTCTTGAGCTTTCCCCAGGTCTTCTTAATCTTGTGGCCGCAATTCGGGCAGGGAATTTCGATGGCCAAGTCTGATAGATCGATTTTCATGGGTGCGTCCTTTTGTTTTCGGTTTGTGTGTGAGAGCTTAAATCGTACACGTCTGGACGCGCCCGCCAAATTCCACTTTGCGGCCTTGGCCGCGCTGAGTTCGGTTTCGTAAAAGACCGGCTCAAGCCGGCTTGGTGATGCAGTTGTTGTCATGATTGAATCATCGTTTTTTTTACCTTTTTGAGCCACACAACGGCTCACAACAAGCATGAGAACAGTTGAGAGGACCCAATGACGCAAGTTTCTATTCCCATTGAAGTAAGGCCCGAAGAGGTTGCGCGCGAAAAGACCCTGGGCGGTGCCATTGAGTTGTGCGCCAAAGTTGCTGGCCATTCTTTGGACAAAGAGCTGCAGCAAGCCCTCGGTGTTGACAAGGCGCAGTTCAGTCGCTGGCTGTCAGGTACCGAAGGAATTGTTTGGCCAAAGTTCGCGGCGCTCATGGATGTCTGCGGCAACGAGGCACCTTTGCTGTGGATGTTGCATAAGCGCGGTTACGACTTGCACAGCCTGCGACGTCTTGAGAACGAAACCGAAAAACAAAATCGATTGTTGCGCGAAGAGGTCGCTGCACTGCGCCGCGTCTTGAAAGCGAGTCAAGAATGACAGTTTCGACCTTAGATACCCAATCAGACAGCTTTCGCTCAATCAGCCCCCGCAAGCTGGCTCAGCAGCAGCAAGACATTTTGGATGTGATCGAGACCTGCTGCGGCATCAGCGGATCAGACCTCTCCTTGGCTGAGATCCAGCGCGCCTACGAGCGCATTTATGAGCGCCGCATCGATGTGGGCCGCGTCAGTGCCCGCGTCTCCAATCTGATCGCCGGTGGCCGGCTTTACCGAAAGGTAGATACCCGAGCCTGCACCGTCACCGGCCGTCAGGTGCATCCAGTGTTTCCCGTCCAAAAGCAAAAGGGGTTGGCCATATGAACTATTACCCGTTTCACATTGGTGATTACGCCAGTGCCACGCGGCACTTGAGCTGGGACGAGGATCTGGCCTACCGACGACTGCTTGATGTGTACTACACGACCGAAAAGCCCTTGCCTGCAGATCTTCGCCAGGTGTGCCGATTAGTCCTGGCTACGTCAGAGACTCAGCGTAAGGCAGTCGAAATCGTGCTGACTGAGTTTTTTGTTTTGGCCGAAGAAGGATGGGCGAGCGTTCGTGCCGATGCAGAGATTGAGCTGATGCGCGACAAACAAACTCAAAACGAAACGCGGGACTCACACGAGCGCGAGCGTATGAAGCGGCATCGTGATCGGCGGGCTGAAATGTTTGATGCGTTACGCCAGGTTGAAATCATTCCAGCCTGGGACATAGGCATGAAAGAGCTGCAACGCTTGTATGACGATAACTGCAACGCACCTGCAACGCACCTGCAACGCACCTGCAACGTTTCAGGTAAGGCACCTGCAACGGCTATACCAATACCAACACCAATACCAATACCAAATACAGGGGAGAGCGCGCCAAAGTCGCGCCCCACCCAAAGTTGTCCACAGGCTTTTTTCGTCGATGGCCCGATGCGCGCCTGGGCCAAAGAAAATGCGCCGCTGGTCGACATCGAGGTGGCAACTGCCAGCTTTCGTGACCACACCTTCAAAACCGCCATGACTGACTGGGATGGGGCTTGGCGAAACTGGCTGCGCAAAGACCAACAGTTTGCCCTTGACCGACAGCGACCGAGGCTGCAATCCGTTGGTGCTGACGTGGCCAGGCTGACCGTTCCGGGCAGCACCGAGCCTGACCCAGCGCTCGAAAAAATCAAAAGGGATGCACAAGCGGCTGCACCGATGCCATCCCAAATCCGCGAGCGGTTGCAGCAGCTGCGAGCACAACAGGAGCTGACCCATGCTGCGTGACCACTGCAATGCCGAAGAGCTGGAGGCGCACCGCATCCTCGATATGGTGCGTCAGGGCATGCTGGTAAGCGATCAGCAGATCATTCGTGCGCTGTTCGTGTTGGGCGATTCGGTAGGGCTGCAATGATCACGATCGACATCAAAAACAACTTTCCATCGGTAATGAAAGCCATGGAAACAATGCGCGAGGATGTAGCAAGACAAGCAACAGCGCGGGCCTTGAACACGACCGTGGCCCAAGCCAAAACATCAATGAGCCGCGAGATCAGGCAAGAGTTCATGATCACAGCAGGCAAGGTCAATGAATCACTGCGTGTCAACAAGGCCAGCGCATTCAAGGGTGAGCTGCGATTGCAGGCATCCTTGGAGTCTCCAGCAAAGCGTGGCCGTTCACTGAACGTGGCTGCATTCGGCGCGCGCCAAACCAAAAAAGGCGTAACGATCAAGATCAAGCGCAATGGTCCACGCATCTTGATTCCAGGCGCGTTCATGATCAATCAAGGCCGCACTGTGATGATCCGCACGGGTAAGCGCAGGCTGCCCATCAAGGCCATTCAAACCATTGACGTTGGTCAAATGTTCAATACCAAGCGCATCAATCAAAAGGTGCAGGCGTTCATGCTCGACAAGTTCCCTGAACTGTTCACACGCGAAGCCAAGTTCTACACCGACAAGTTCAACCAGGCAGCCAAGTGATGCAGCCTCAAGTCATTGCCACCACCCCCCGTCTTGGGTCCTTCCACGCCCCTGCCAATACGGGTCGAAACGAG